CAGGATCGCGTATTGAAGTGGTTTGGATCGATTAATTTGACCGCGCAATTCCCCAAAGTGAATTACGACCGTGAAACACAGTGGTATGACTTTAGTGGCATAAAGCCTGATCTGATTATTATTGATGGGCCGCCGCGTTATCTTGGGGCAGATCGCTTGTATCCGTTAAAACAGGAATGGATCGGAAACTCGGGAGTATTAATTGATGATGCCAGTAGCAAAATCCATGAGCAGTTAAAATCAATTCCGGGCCAATGGGTCCCGATGGTACTCGGCAAACGCCCTGCATGTGCCGGTAGGCTTGGTATAGAAGAGAGGTTGTCCGCCGCATGACCACTGCAAATGATCTGATTTCAAAAGCATTGAAACTGAACGGCAAACTCGGGCAGGGACAGACGCTATCCTCTTACGATGCGGATGATTGTCTGGACAGTCTTAATGCCATGCTCGATAGCTGGTGGAATGAACGGCTGTTAGTCCCCCAGATACTCAGGGAGACATTTACTTTAGTCGCTTCTGACGATGATTATACAATAGGAACCGGCGGCCAGATTGCCACGACCCGCCCGTTAAAAATAACCAATGCCTTTATCACGTCAAACGATATTGATTACCCGATGGAAATTATCACGGTTGAGGAATATGACGCGATCCAGTCAAAAACGATAGAAAGCGATTACCCGTTATATCTTTATTATCAACCCTCCTACCCGTTAGGGATCATCTATCTTTACCCGGTGCCTTCCGCAACTAATACATTGAATTTCGATTCATGGAAACAAATCCAGAGTTTTGCCGCCCTGACAACAGAGATGTCCTTAGCACCGGGTTATCAACGGGCGATTGAATATAATCTGGCGATTGAAACCGCGCCTTTATTCGGGGCAGTGGACATTCCTCCGGCAGTCACCAAGATTGCAATTGAATCCAAAGCGGCCATCAGCCGGATAAATTCACCCAAGATGCACACTTATGTTGATCCGGGATTAACGTCAAACCATTTATATAATTACAACATTAACGCGGACAGATAATGGACATTCCACTGTTCGGTATAGGCTTACAAGGTAAATCGCCGGTAGTTACTTCACAATACCGCCAGAATCTCTACTATGAATTTGAGCAGGAAGCGGACAAAACCAGGGTGTCCGTTTACGGTACGCCGGGTTATGACCTGTTTGTTACTTTTGGTGATACTCCGGCGCGTGGCATGTTTGCCAACGGTGACTTTATGTATGTGGTGCACCGTGATACTTTTTGGGAAGTGAACAATGCCGGCGTGAAGGTTTCACGTGGAACATTAAATACTTCAAGCGGCTCGGTCTATTTTGCCGCCAATGCCACCCAGATCATGATCACTGATGGTACTGACGGTTATACCTACACGCCGTCAACCACGACTTTCGCCGAAATTACTGATGGAGACTTTCCCGGCGCTGTGACTGTGACCTGGCAGGACGGTTTCTTTATTATCAATAAACCGGATTCCGGCAAGTTTTATATTTCCGCGATTAACAACGGCGCAAGCTGGGACGCGCTGGACTTCGCCACGGCTGAATCTGAACCGGACAATCTGATCAGGTTAATATCAAATCAGGGCGAAGTCATCTTGTTCGGCTCAACGACAACGGAATTCTGGGGCAATACCGGCGCGGCAGATTTCCCTTATGCCAGAGTCACCACGAATGAATGGGGTCTGGCCGCCGTGGATTCACTGGCGGAATTTGATAATTCAGTGGTTTATCTCGCTAAAAACAAAATGGGCGAAGTGATTGTCACCCGTCTTGGCGGCTACCAGCCGGAAAAAATATCCAGTCTTGAACTTGATTATTTAATCAACCAGTATACAACCGTGTCTGACGCGATTGGCTATTCCTATATGCTGGGTGGTCATCCACTGTATGTCCTGCATTTCCCGTCCGCAGGTTACACGCACTTATACGACGGCTCAACTAATGTCTGGAGTGCGCTGGTCAGCGATGGTGAAACCCGCCATCGGTCTAATTACAAAACACAATTTCTGAACAAAAACTATGTGAGTGATTTTGAGACAGGGGAAATATTCAAATTGTCGCAGGATGTCTACACAGACAATGGCGCACAAATTATAAGAAAAATACGCGGCAAGCATTTCTTTGATAATGAAGATAATGTTGTCGTGGACAGATTGCAAATCACAATGGAAACAGGTGTCGGCCTGACGACCGGGCAAGGCTCTGATCCACAGGCCATGTTGCGAGTATCAAAAGATGGTGGGCGTACTTATAGCAATGAAATATGGACGGCTATCGGGGCTATAGGCGAGTATCAGACCCGTGTCATCTGGGACAGATTAGGCTCTGGTCGCGACTTTGTGTTTGAACTGGCTATTGCCGATCCAATCAAGGTAGTGATTACCGGGGCCAACATCCTGGCAAGAAAGGGGAAAAGCTGATGAGCGTTATTTCACCCGTACCCGGACGGTCATTAATGCAGACCGAAAACGCCACCCGGATTGAGCCTGTATGGAAGGCTTTTTTTGGTGATGTATTCAGGATTTGCTTTTCTGTGACGGCAAGCGGCACCACTGCCAACCGCCCTGTCACTAATTTATGGGTTGGTAAAACCTATTTTGATACCACTTTGGGACTGCCTGTTTTTTATGATGGAACAAACTGGATTGATGGGGCTGGTAACATTGTATGAGAAAACTTAAATATATGAATCGAGGTAAGCTATGCCATTTCCTTTATTAGCCGCCGCAATCGGTGCGGGCGGGAGTCTTATTGGCGGCATGTTAGGGGCTAATGCCTCTGAAGAAGCCGCAGAAATGCAGGCTAAAGCCGCTAAACAAGCATTACAAGAAAACGCACGGCAATTTGACTTGTCCCGTCAGGATATGGCGCCGTGGCTGACAACAGGCAAAGAAAGTCTCTACACATTAGCTGATCTACTTGGTATTGATTCACAGCCACAAGGGACTGATCTGGTTGCTTTGCAGCAGAATGTCAATACTGCACAGGCCGCTTATGACAGACTGAACAGAGGCGGTAAAGGCGGTAACAATAAAAAATTAATACAGGCCAGAAGCGCATTAGAGATGGCTAAAGCAACGCTCGCACAAGCCCAGACTGGACGTCCTCAATCTGAAAATTATGGTTCTTTGATGAAGGACTTTTCGCTGGATGATTTTGTCAAGGAACCCGGTTATGAATTTCGTTTAAGCGAAGGGGAAAAGGGAATAGACCGGGCAGCTTTAGCAAGGGGCGGTTTTGACTCCGGCGCTACCTTAAAAGCCCTACAGAGATTCGGACAGGATTATGCCTCGGATGAATATTCAACCGCGTGGAACCGCGATGAAGCCGAAAAGAACCGTAAGTATAATTTTCTTGCTGGTGTTGGTAATACCGGGCAAACGACAGCCAACCAGGTATCAAATCTACGCGCCAATAATGCCGCCGCACAATCTGAATTAATGACCGGGGCCGCTAACGCCCGCGCTGCCGGTGTCGTTGGTGGGGCCAATGCGTGGGGCAATGCTTTATCACAGATTCAAGATCAGATCACTTTATCACAGTTGATGGGTGGGTATGGCGGTAATAAAGGCTATTCAACATGGAAAAACCCGGATACGGGTAACATAGTGAGGTACTAATGCCACTCAACCCAAACATTCCGTTAAGCGTCAATCAATACCAGAAAGACCCGTTGGGTGATTATGGTAAAATAATGACCTTGAAAAACCTGATGCAGCAACAGGAACTGGCTCCACTTCAGGCGCAACGCGATGCCGAACTGTTCGAGATGAAAAAGCAAGAGTTTGGTCTTACAAAAGACAGGTTAGCTATAGACCAGAATCAGGATAAACGCGCCACTGAACAAGCTGCAATGCAAAAGGAACTGCATTACGCCAATCAGATCAATAAAGCCCTGGAGACCGCAACGCCTGAAACCTGGCCGATGATGTATGAACAATTTGCCAGCAATCCCGATATTGGTATTGAGGGGATGCAGCAGTTGGGATTAAGCCAGCAATGGAACCCTGAACATCCGGCCATTATGAAAAGAACATTGGATCAATTCAACCAGGTTGTCACTATGAACCAGAGCGGACAGCCTGAATGGAACCCCGCCTTACGCAATGTTGAAGAAGAAAAG